CACCATACATAAACATTTCATCATCAAAATTTACTGAAGTAAACAAGTCTTGATACATTAAAAATTCTTTGAAGCCTTTGAATTTTTTCATTTCACCTTTGACTGTAAAATCATATTTACCAGTATACTTTGATAAACCGGATAATACAGGCATTGCATTTAGAAAATCTCCTAAGTTGGAGGTACTATTCAGATATAGTTTCATTATAATCCTTGAAGGCAATAAACCAGTCATCTTGAGATACTGGATGTAATTTAAAAATATTAGGTTGAAACAAATACGACATTAATAACATTGTTTGGTCATCGTCTATTAGATTGTTCTTTAACATTGCTTCAATAGATTCATGAACCAAAGCTTGTAATGTTGGCCACATTGTTTTGTCAGCAACAATACAGGGACCAGTAATATGAACATCATTATTTGCAATAACATCTTCTATTATAGTATCTTCTTTCCATTCTTTAACATTGAAGAAATGAATCTTGTCTTTTTCAAATGGATATTTCCATACTTTAACATTATTCAATGTAGATTCTTCACGGCAATAACCAAAATCTAACCAAGCAACTAAGTCAGTATTGATATGACCTAGTTCTATGGCTTTGCTTACGAAAGTTGATTTCAAAGCATTTACTACAACATAATCAGCATTCCAATACTCTGGATTGCGTACTTGCATGGGATTTATTTTCTTTTGATAATCTGGATTTTTTTGAACATTAGAAACTTTTTCACGGAGTGTTTGAAAAGAACTAGGAAAATCAAGCACTATAATTTCTGTTGGACGGTCTTGCCTATAAAGTTTTATATGTTTAACAAATTCTCTTGATGTATATACTATTATCTTATTTTCAAGCTTTGCCATATTAGCAAATCTTTTTATATAAGTATCATTTGTTCTTTGTAAATAATGTGGCAGACCTTTATCAGGTGTCCAATCACCACGACCAATATCAAAGAATGCCGTTACTATTGTGATTTCGTTCATGTTCTATATACAAAATATTCAGATTCATCAGCTTGACCATATTTTTTACCAATATAATTCTTCCACTCTGGTACTCTATCATACTGGTGAACAATACAAAATGGAGAATTCATAGATGTTAAAACTGCACCATCTTGAAAAGTAGGTTCTTTTTCTAAAAGGTATGGTCTAAAAGATTCAATTTTGGATGGGTCTACAGTTGTACCTGCTTGACAAGCCCAACCTTCCCATTGTGCAGCAAAATGAGTAATATTTTTATATGGTTGGGTTTGTATCAATACATTGTAAACCGCTTGGTCAACGATAGGAATAGGTCGGTTGGTTGAATTGGTGAAGATATTAAACACTAAGTCTTTAACATACTCCGCATCACCACCAATCGTTCCTACATTGTATATTGTATTCTCTTTGAATATATCATGAACATAAGGACCATATGCCTGTAACAGGTTTTCATTACCCCATGGTTCGTCTTTATATAACATACCTTCTGAACCGGCAACCAGTTTTTTATCTTTTAGATTTTTCTTCAGCCAATCCATTGGATTAGTTTGGAAATAAACATCTTTAACATCTGTAGTTACCACATAACGATAATGTGGCCAAACATCTTTGAGGTAATCATAAATTGCCAAGAACCGTAATACATGAACTGGTAGATTTAATTTTGGCATATCAACCAAAAAGAAATTTCTTTTCTCTAATTCATCATGAGTTTCTTGTGAATAATTACCCATAATCATAAGCTTGTCACCTTTGAATCCACATTCTTCTATAGATTCAACCCAAGGTTTTAGTTGATTAAAATTGTAATTTGTAAATGCACCTATTATTAAGTCTTTTTTCGCCATGGGAAACCTCCATCATATTTTTTATTCATTATTTCATTACCATTGATAAAGAATTCTTCTGTTACAGAACCTTTACCTCCATCAACACGATAACTTACCGTGTATTCATTTGTGCAATCCCATTTAGGAAAATGCTGTGTTGCTGCTTGTAGAAATACTCTGTCTTGGCCCCAACCACCATGCCACACAGAAGCTAATTTTACAGCAATTTCTGTTTTAAGGCAATAGGAGTTTGTATCTATATGATTTATACCATGATAAGTTTGCCATTTACCTAAAGATTCACAATCATCAAAGCAAGCAAAGTCACCATTCTTCTTATGTATTTTTCTTAAAGAATAACACCAATCAAGATTTCTGGATTCAATTGTCTCAACACAAGATTTAACATGACCTTGATACAACCAATTATCTTGGTCAAGGTACATTACATAATCTGTATCTATTAGATGGGTAAATGCTGCGTAGACTCGGTGGCCATAAAATCCTTTGGCACCAACATTGATGGGTAGATAACAAAGCTTAACATTTTTGTGTTTGATATAATCAAATATAATCTCAGTCACTTTTGGTTGATGTTCAATACCATCACACACAATGTAACAGGTTGTTGGGTAAGTTTGTTTTAATACAGATTCAATAGCATTCCGAACTTCGGGAGCACCCGTAGTCGGTATAATCACAGTAGCACTCATAATATTTTCCAAAATGCTTGATGAAATACAAGTAAAGGTTTATTATTAATTTTCTCCATATACTCAGCAATAAATGTACCTTTTCCACCTAATATATCACCTGTCATCCAGCAATCATCAACACCAACCAAAGAACCAGGTTTTAATGATGGTAATATTGTTGTAAATTCGTATAGGTGATGTAATGCACTAGTTAGAAGTTTATCTGGATCATTTTTAGGAGCATCAAAACTATCAAGATATAAAAAATCAATTTTTTGATTCTTTGATTGCAACCATTTATTGAGTTCTTTTAGATATAGAATACTATCACCAAGACTAACTGAACTGTTTTCATTAATCATTTTACTGCGACAATATTAAACACTATCTTTTGAAATATCTACCGTGAAGAATTGTCCACCATATTCTTTGTTGTATTGGTCAAAAAGCAAACTACTTTGGCCATCGCCAGCATAATTATTTTCTTGTCTGGCACAACCAGTTTCTACTATTAATGGATTTTCTATTGTTTTAAGATATTCAAAAATATAATCAAACCCACGTTGTCTGAGTGGACCAATTTTGTCCCTCACATCATTATAAAATTTCATAATTATCCTTTAGTTAATTTCAATATTCTCTCAATTTGTTTTTCTATAAGGGGTTTTCTATTAGGCCAATATATATATTCTTTGTCTCCAGTTGAATGTAACTTAGAAAGAAAAGGAATAATAATCTTCTCCACTTCATGTAGTCTTAGTTTATAATCATCTGCTGTCTCAGCCGTCTTATTGACAACTGAATTGTATTCTTCTTCAGATACGGTAGAGAAACCAAAGTCATCTTCGGTTTCATATTCTTTTGCGAGTTTGTCAAAGTCTATTAGTGGCATATTATGTTATTTGTAAGAATAATCACACATCATACGGGTTGGATATCCATCCCCACCTTGTGTGTCTCTAATGTTAAGTTTAAGAATATAATGTTTTGTTTCTACTTCCATGTCAATGCGTTTACCTGTTCCTGTTTTACCACCATAATAAATTGTACATGATGATGGTGTTGCGGCTTCATTCATATATGTTTCATCAATTTCATATACTTTAATACCACTATTTAATTTATGTACGATTGTATATCCATGACCAATTCCAGATTTCAAAAATGTTTTTAAATTTGCTTTTTGCTTTGCTGACATTGTGCTCCAAATATTTTCTGAATATCCTTCTTTTAATTTACCATTAAAAATATCACAAAATACTGCGTTATTGATATTAAACATATCAAGAATTTTTAAACCATTTTCGTTTTTAATTAATCCAGATTTGATTTCTGTTGAAGTTAATACTGTTTTTATACCAGAATTAAAAAAGGTTACTGTTCCACCAGTTTTTAAACTTAAATATATTTTTGTTGGTTGAGATTTTGATTTGCCACATTCTAGTGTTACATCCGTAACAATTGGTCCTAAATTATTATTTTGTACGGAAATTTGTGAGCCAATATGAACTGTTGGAGTAAATACAAAAGGTCTTTTATTATTCAATTCACCAACTTCTTTTACTTCTAAAGTTTTACATTTTGTTAATTTATGTAATTCGTCTATTTTTTCTATAGCTTGTAATGCTTTTGGTTCAACAGTTTCACCATTCCACCAATTACGAATTTCTTGAGCAAATATACCTTCAAACGCATTACCCACATTTTTTACTCCACGGCCACCAGAAGAACCATCACCAAACTTCATTGTGATTTTATTTGCTTTAGCTTTGAGTTTAATATTTGCTAAATCAATATCACCAACAAGACTTCTACTAATATTGATTTTACCTATACTTTGTGGATCAATATTAATTGGAGTTTTAATTTTTGGAAAATTTTGTTTTATATAAGCAAATACTGAAATGATATCTTCAATTTTAGCCTTATCTCCTTTTAAGGTTTTTTTAATTTCAGTAGAGGTTTCGGGAAAAAATGTATATGCCATAGTTACTATTTATATGACTCATCTAATAATTTGAATGTCTTTACCTGAAGTCCATACTTCAAGCTCTGTTCTTAATCTACCCTCTGTTTTGAGAGTTTCATATCTATTTATAGCTTTATTTCTCCACCATTCTATAATGTTTGCCAATTCATGTTTTTCATAGTTCTCGCCTTTTACCAATTGGTCGGCCTTACAATTCATATAGTCAACCATGTTACTAAAACCATAGTCAGACACATAATATCTTTTCTTCTCTGTCAACCTTTTAGCGTTCTCAATCGTTAAGCTGAATGCCAATCCTTCATCAGTACCTTTAAGTGCTGCTTTAGTTAAAGATATTATCTTGGTGAAGCTCCTGAGTTTTCTACTTGTGGTAGATTCATCTTCACCTAATAAATCTCCAACCTTATCTTCCACATAATCCCTTAAATCTATATATCGCTTTCCGTTCATCATTGGAATAAAATCAGATTCGGTTAATCCTTTATATCTAATATAAGGTTTCATACCATCGTATTGTGATGTTTGTTTTGTTGATCCATATAAACTGGTAGTCTCAAACAAACAAAGATTCATATCATATTTCTTGTTAACCATTTCTCTAACTGTATGTGATGTACAGATAGCTGCCAATAGTTTACCACCAAGATAATTAAATCCAAATGGTTGTGCTGGTACAATTGCAAATCCCATAATAGTAGATTGATTGAAACGAGCAGCAGTATCTTTGTTTTGAATCCACACTTGACCAAGCATATCATTACGAGGCTTCATGTATATCACAGGTGAAGCCAATCTAATAAATCCAAGTATCTTCTGTGTATTCTTTTCTCTGACAGCAAAAGGAATATTTCTTCCTACTGGTGCCTTATTAACATGAGAAGAAGTAATACTCAATAATGTTTCCCATTGACTCAAAGGTATTTCACATACTTCAATGTCCATATCTTTTGGGTGCATTGAGAAATCAGAAAACAAATCATCTTCAGGTGGAAATAATGAAGATGGTAATTTGGCAATTGATTGTAATTTTTCTTCTCTCATGTATTGCTCAATGTCCACAGTACCATTAAAATAATCATGGAATGCCTTGGCACAATACAACGCATCAACTCTTTCTAATATCATACTTTAAAGCCTTCAAATTTTTTATCACGATTACCAAAAGTGTTCAATGGTTTATCATCATGACCTGCATCAATAATATTCATCTGACCTGATTGGTCAATATCATACAACTTCATTTTAGACCTATCAACTCCTACTGTAAATCTTTTATAGTATGATGGGTCGTTATATCTGTTCTTCAATTGTTTTACCATGATTTGACCAAGTGCTTCCAAATCTTCACTTGTAATCAAAGCAAACATCAAGTCTGCTGTTGCCGGCAAACCAAATGATTCTGATGTATCTTCTAGTCCTGGATCGGAACTTGTGAACCCGCTTCTAGTTGTTTGAGTCGCAGATACAATAGGTAGGTTATATTCAACCGCAAGTCCTCTAAGTTCCTCAGCAATAGATTTGACGTAGGTATAGGAGTTAATATTAGAACCAGCCCTAATGCGAGCTGAACAACAAATGTTAAGGTAATCCACGAATATAATATCGGGGATAAAAGATTTTTTGAGATTGAGTTCATTAAGTAGTGTCCTAAAGTGGATAGTTGAGGCTGATGCTGTTGGGTATTCTTTGATGATTAGTTTACCAGTAGTTTTGCTTTTAACTCTTTCAACTTTTTTATCATAAAGATCCTTTGGTAAGTCCATCAGGTCATCAAGAGTTACATTCAATAAATTGGCATCAATTCGTTCTGCTATTTTTTCTTCGGCCATTTCAAGTGTGATGTACAAAACATTCCTACCTTGTACCATTGCTCCTGCAGCCATATGGCACATGAACAAACTTTTTCCCACACCAGTTCCGGCAAGAGCGATATTGAGCGTCTTAGCAGGTAGTCCGCCTTTTGTAATCTTGTTGAATATATCCAAGTCAAAAGGGATTCTTTCTTCTTTTCTGTGGTAGAATTCGTATCTTTCATCTGAGTCCTGTAAGTAATCGTGACCAACTGTTGTATCAAAGCTTATTGCGAGAGCGTCCGATAATATCTTGGGAATCGCACCTTTATCGTTGGTCTTATCTTTTCCATCGAGAATTGAAATAGACCCCAATACTGCGTTGTAAATTGCCTTCTCTTGGCAAAATTTTTCTGTTTTATCAACAAGCCATTGAATCTCGGTTTTTGGATTATTATCTTTTTCAATTTCTGAAAGATAATCTTCACACTTCTGAACTTCGTCATCTGTAAGATTTGT